TTTAAGGCCTAAATAACAAACTAATATGAAGGCCGTCACTTTTACAAGAACTCGTTGTAATAGTCAGAATTAGGTGCAAAGACTTCCCCGCCATCCTTCATCTTCTTAGCTTTGACTTTATCTCCGTGACCTTCTCTTATTAAAAACTGCTCAAAGCTCATAGAATCTGAGGCAGGACCATCAAAAAATTCTTTTCTTAGTTCCTTCTCACTTCTTTTATCACCTGCTTTAGCCACCTTGACCTCCTTGGTTGTTCTGTTGTTTTAATAACTCACGTTGCATAGACGAATCAATCCTAGCCTGCGCTATACTCTCAGAGCTTTGTATCCGCTTGTCAAACTGATCGCCACGCTGCTCTACCTTCTTCTCTTCTAGTCCAAGTTTAGCCCTGTCTATATTAGCGTCATTCTGTTCTGCTTGTGACTTCAGCTGTAGCTCCTGCTCTTTCAACTGTACTAACGGATCAGGTCCCTGACCGCTTAGTTGTCCGCTTAGAGCTTTCAGCTGCGACATGCCTTCCGCAACATACTGAGCTGTCTTGGCTTCCATATCAATCATCTGTTCTTCCGATACAGCCTGACCACCACCTGTTTGTATCAAGTCGACCGCAGCTCTCTCACGAGCTCCAATCCTGACGTGCTCCATTATGTGCTTCTGTAAAGCCACCGCCATGGCAGGAGACTGAGCTACAAGAGGTGTAGATCCAAAAACCATGTGAGACATTATATGTGCCTCGTGATCCTGACCTTCAAAAGCAACCAGCTTTATCTGATCTAATATATCTATATTCTCCTGAGCTGGATCTTTTGGTGTAGCTTCGGGCTCTGGTGTGCGTTTCAAAATCCTGTCTATATCTCTTACACCCAACGCCTCATACATATCCCTGAAGACTTCATACATGTTGTGCATGTCAGGAGCTGACGTGGCTAACTGCATTTTGGTCTGCGCTAAAGATATCCTCTGTGCCTGACTGAATACATTCGGATTAGATACAGGTAAAACATCAACCCTATTGTCAAAGTCCTCTCGTCTTATACTACCGTCAACACCCGTGATACTATATGGATACTCGTCTGGTAAGAACTCGGACATTACCTTGGATAAAAGCTTAAACTCCAGCTTCATCGCATAATGTAATCTTTTGTGTACAGCCGACATGACCCGTGAGCCCTGTTCCAACATCGCTATAGTCGTGCCCACAGCTGCCTGCTGATTACCATCGCCTACTTTCAAGTCCGTTATGGTAGCGAATCGCTGTCCCGCATCAACTACAAAGCCCAACAAACTCATCAAAGTCTGGTCAGGGCCCTTGAACGGCAACGACATTAAACTCGCTTTTATATCACCCCCTGGAGCATCTACATCTCTAAACTCCCCAGGCTGTAAAGGCTCGTCATCATCCCTGATCCGTAGACCGCGGGCCTTAAATCCTGCTGGCAAATTCGATAACGTACCCGCATCAATCAACTGCCTCAATGCTGCAGTCGCGGTTCGCGATAAACCACCAATAGTATGGATCAATCCTAATCCATAGAAACCAAAGCCTGGAAGAAACTTATAATGTACAAAATATTGTATCTTTGACTTCTTCTCATCTTCTTCTCTGTAATTCCTGCGAATCGATAGTATCTGGCCATTATCCTGTGAAATAGTGACAATATAAGGAACCTTAATACCTGTCGGCTCACCATCCTCGCCAGTCTCTTCATAGCCCTCTAAATCCAGATCAACATGACATTCCAATAACGTGCAGTCATAATCAATCTGTGTTGGATACATACCATCAATTCTCTCAATCTCTTCAGCTACACTACCTGAATCAGACTGAGCAGGCATAACAGGTATATCCCTGTAAAATCCCGCTACCTGCCTCTTTCTCAAATCATTCAGACTTAACTTCAAAACCTGTGTGATATTAGGGCACGTCTCTAAATCTGTCGTGTTATACGGTACAACCAAATTCTCAGCTGGAACAAACTTACTTACAGCTCGCTCCAAGTTCTCATCATAATATACCTTCTTGAACGTACTACCCGCCAGCGGCAAGAAGAATAACATCTGATCTAACTCAGGCGTATACTCCTCCATCTCGCAAGTAATATAATAGTTCATAAACTCCTTTACACGTTGAGCTTGGTCCTCTTTCTCAGGAGTACTAGATCCAAGCACTGTTGTTCGCACGGGTCCAGTTGGCGGCAACAATTCATTAAACGCTTGAGCTTGGAACTGCGTGGCTGACTCGGCAAGCAAGGGGTGTGTGACACCGCTCGCGCCTCTAAAGGGTTGTGATCTCTCTTCGTAACTAAATCCCAACAACTCCAAACCGTTAGCGAAAGCATCTTCCCACTCCTGTCTGCCACTCTTGTTTTCATCAAACTCACCCGTCAGCTCACTGGCTATCCTACCCAGTAAACCATCAGGCATCTCTTCAGCTAAATTGGCAGAAAACTCTTCAGTCGTGCCTCGTTGATCCTGTGGCTCAAAATCAACGATAACACTACCATCATCTTCTTCCATAATTTCTACATTCTCTGGCACAGGTCCCATGTCAAGACTGTCAGGTATCTCCACCTCTACTTCAGCCGCTAACTCATCCTCGTCTAGCTGAGACGGGACATTCTCCATCATGCTGCCTATCGGTTCTCTTGCCATGTAATTCTCCTTTTAGGTACTATACCATGAATTTTATAAAAGGTTCAATACCTTGTGGTCCGCGGGTCATGTTCACCGCTTTGTCTTTCAAAGATACCACACCGCCATCCTCCATCATAAAATCTGAATCGTCAAACTTGGCAGGATCTTTTTTAGCCGCAGGACTTTGTAAAACCTTAGTGCTGCCTTTTGGCCTGTCCACTAACATAACATAACTTAAATCACCTACACCCTCTACCGCATTCTCATAAGGTATATGAGTGTAACCTTCTGCTGCTAAATCCTTTGCATGCTGTCTCATAAATTTTTTAACATCTTGTATATCAACTCTAGGGTCTTCTCCTAAAATGTCACTTGCATCAAAATACTCTCCCTTGTACTTACTGTACTGATCGGCCTGATATTCGTTTAAATCATATTCTGTAAAAGGTTTTTTTGTTTTGGGATTCAAAAGAGGCTTACTCAAGTCAGCTTTTAAAGGTATAGAACCGCCTAACGTGTTTCTTCCTATAGGTATGTTTGTAGATGGATCATAGCCTACGTTACCTGAAATCCGCGGTAATTTTAAAGTTGCCAAAACCTCTTCACGGCTTTTACCTGTTTCCTGCATAGTATCCCTAATTTTTTTTCTCATATTTACACCAAAAACTTCATCTACAAACCGATCGTTTGCAGCTCTAGGTGTAGAACCAACATGAGGCCCCAAGTCAAACCATGATAATTTATCTTTGTCAAATTTAGTAAACCCAGGATCGGTGTTTTGAGTAAAATGATATACAGGAGTATCTATTTTACCAAACGCTATGGCCTGTTTCATTGCCGATCGTTGATCTCCTATGCCTCTGCCACCAGCTATTTCTGTAATTTTAGTATCACCTGCCGCAGCTCGTATTACATCCTTGTAGTCCTTACCACCCTGAACAATAACATTATCATAACCGTCTATCGTGTTTTTGATCCTGCCCATCTGACCAGCATCTTGCTTGAACATCTCTGCCTTCTTAGGGCTCATCCTCTCATTGTAATTTTTTATAGGAGTATCCGCTCTGATCAACCCATGTTTAGCAGACATTATAGCCACATCAACATCCGCAGGAGTTCCCATAGCCTTTAAACTTTTAAAAACAGGACCCAGATAACGATCAACAGCTTCCATGTCTCCAACATCTGGACACTTAGTATCACTACAGGACAAAACTAAAAGACGGCGGCCTTTTTTTCCTTCCGAACTAAATAAACTTCCTGAACCTAAATCAATTTGATCTGAAATATTAGAGACACCAGAGGTTTCGCCTTCCATCTTTGTAATAGACGTATCTATATCAGGGCCCCCAGCTGTCGCTGTCTTAGGACCCAAGTACGGTATAAAACCCTCAAGACCTTTTTTGGCTGCTTTAGCCGCAGGACCCACCATAGGTAAAACACTTGCTATACCAAGAGTTCCTAACGCTGTACCCGCTGCCGCCTCTACAAAATCCTTACTTTGCATCATCTTGCCACTCTGCGACAAAACCTCTGGCAACTCGTAGGCCGCTATCGCCTCACCTGTGCCAGGAAAAAAAGACAAAGTATCATACGCATCTTTCAGCGAGGTACCTTCTTTATCTTTGGCCTCTAAACGAGATAAAACATCCCTGTAACTTTGTTGAGCTTTAGCCATCTCTTCCAAGAACCTGTGCTAACTGGGCCATGAGCCGTGGATCGCGGGTTTGGGTTACACCACCCTGTTTCATAAGACGGTTCATTACCAACATGTTTCTGTCAGCAGGTACCTCCTGCATCTCAACAGTGGTCTTCTTCATCAAACTGGCTACACCACCACCGTCAGCGAAAAGTCTTGGTAACTCACCCGATAAAGGAGAAGCACTTTCAAACTGCCCACTGCCTGTTAAATATGTATTTCCTGGCATAAACCCATCATTGTATATTTGTTGATCTAACGTGGTAAACATGTCAGAACCAACAGATTTAAGGGGTCCCTGTTGTAAGGCCGCATCTATAGCTGCTTGAATATGAGGAGGCTTAACATCTCTTTGCATGTTCATTCTTTGCGCCTGATCATAAGAATAAGTCGGCTGTTGAAACGGAGACATCTTGTTCATAGGTCTTTCCATCTCAGGTGCAAATTCTATTTTTGGTCTTGATAAATCTTGAGGGTATTGCTCAGGTATGCGTTGGAATATAGAAGGTTGTAGTAAGGGCTCTGCAACTTCCATTAAAGGTTGAGATGCATTAAAAGTTTTCAAAGGACCAAAAACACTTTGACCGCCACTACTGCTACCACCTAAATTAAATCTCTCAGAAGCCATCTGGTTGACTTCATCTATAAACGGGTCTACCTGCTGCTGGTCTATTGTCTCCATCAAAAACTGACGAAAAGAATCTAACGGACCACCGCCTGCCATAGCCAAGCCGCCTTCCCTCATATAAACCTTATCGGACATAGGTGCATCTAATATTCCAGAAGGATCCGCCAAGCCGCCTTCCATCTCGCTACCACCGAAATTTAAAATCTTGTCGCGTATAGCATCTCTGGGCTCAATAAATTCTTCGGGAGCTGTCGTAGTATCCTGATCCAGAGGATCCAACGCATACGGATCTTCTTCCAACATCCTTACAATCTCATCATAACCAATATCAGGATCGTCTTCTTTAGTTGCGTTGCGTACTACACTGTCAGCCATGTTCACCTCAATAATAAGCCCTTACTTGAGCCGACCCATCGCCTTCTTCCCAATCGTCAGTCGGTAGCTGTACAAAATTACCCTGACGATAGCGCATTAAGGCCTGTGTCATGCTATCCACAAGGTCATCATACTCTCCATTTGGAAAAGCTGCAACCTCTTCTATCATCTCATCCGCGAAAGTCTCGTCAGGGACCCAAACCATCCCCGCTTCAAACAAAGGAGACACCGCATGTACTCTAGATACCTTATCATTACCTTTACTCGGTGTAAAGTTCACAACAGGTATGCCCATATTACGCAATTCATGCGTCAAAGGCAGTCCCGTAGCCTTGGCTTCTATAATTACTGTCTCAGGGTCCCAATAATTGTACTGCTCTAAGGCAATACTCTTCAATTCTGGGAAATCCCACCTGTCTTTTATACTATCAAGCAGTATCAAAGCAGGCTGACCACCCACTTCCTCTGGATAAAAGACACCCCATGTCGTAATAGCACTATAATCTGCCGTTTCACGTTTCGAGAAAGCCGTATCATAGCTCTGAATCACATATTGTAGGTTAGGAACACTCTTCTTCTCCCATTTCTTCCACCATTCCCTCTTAATTATCGCATTTTCTTCACCAGTAGGCTGCTGTTGGTACTGCGCGTTCCACTTACTAGGCGGAATAGACGCTTTTACCGCCGTTAAATCATCCAAACTCCAGTATTCTGGCCAACAAGGTTCCCCACTATCAAAAATAGCAGGCAATTCCACTATCTCCCACTGATCCGCTAGGGGATCCTTTGCCATAGAGCGGACCAACTGACCCGTTAAGTCCTTCTCTGACCACCTTGTCTGTACTAAAACTATACTACCACCAGGCTGGAGCCTCTGTCGGGGTCCCCCAGTGTACCAATCCCACGCATCTTCAAAACCATTGTTACTCATAGCCGTCTGTTCCGAGTGAGGATCATCTATTATAACTAAATCACCACCACGACCAGCTAAGTTCGAGCCAACACCCACAGCATAATACATACCACCCTTATTCGTATCCCATCTTCCTGACGCTTTACTGTCTACCGCCAAGCTTACATCTGGAAATACCGTCTTGAACTCATCCGTCTCAATAAGGTTTTTGACCTTCCTGCCAAAATTCACAGCGAGCTCTGTCGTGTGTGTTGCCTGAATGATCTTCATGTTCGGGCTGCGGCCCATCATCCACGCGGGAAACAAGAAAGATGCAAACTCCGACTTCGTATGTCTAGGAGCCATGTTGATTATTAATCTTTTTAGTTCACCCTTTGCCACCCTTTCCAGCTTCTCTGCAATTATCTCATGGTGCCTGCCCTGAATAAAGCTCGGCCAGATACTTTTTACAAAACTTAAAAATGTATTTTGGCACTCCTCGTTCTTCTCTAACTGAGCTAACCTTAGTTCCAGTTTGAGGATCCTTTCGTTGTGTATTTCACCATCCATATAGGGGTCCCTTACCTTAAAAATTATATGCGATTTATGGTTTATTATAATATAGTTAACGACTATATCAAATTATTTGTGATTGTTTGTGAAAAACTTGGCACATGCCCTTGTGCAGAAAACCTGTGGGCCCCGATTCGTTTTTGTTGTCAACTGTTTTTTTTATAGTTTTTTAGCCTCTATTGTCTAGGGTACCTTAATGATTTTTTTAGATAATTGATGAAGCAATTTTATTATTTTATTATTTTTTATTCACGTTTTACAGCTGGTTGGCGGGGCTAGAATCACGGGCTTTAATTACTGGGATTCTGTAAAGTTAGCCACGGCTAACATTTATAAACCCAGGAAAAACAATGTTAGACATATCTAACTAAGTTTGTGGCTGCCAAAACAATGTTAGCCCCGTCTAATTGATATAAATAATTACTGGTGTTTATTCCACGTCCCACGGCTCACGGCTTGCGGATCTCCAACAGTACCCATTAAAACATTTATATTAATACATGATTCCCAGCTCATACGTTTAGAGCTGGGTTTGGTCGGCCGTGGCGGGCTTGTTTAACTATTTAATACTGATTAGATCGGGCAAGAAAAAAGCCCCGCTAAACGGGGCTTAAATCGGCTTTAAATGTTCTTTAGTTTTTAAATATGATTAGCAATTAAAAGAATAAAAATTCCAAAAATAATAAACATTGGCATAAATAAAACATTGCATAAAAGAGTTATAAATTTACGCATTACGCCACGTCCTCAAGCTCTACAAGATTCATATAATCCAATTTATCAAAGTCTAAAAATAAATCGGAGGCTAATTGAAATTGAAGAAAATCTTGTATTTGCTTTTGGTAGTTCTCGACAAAAGCTTGAGCGTGAAAAATACTAGTTTTAATTCCAAGATAATCTTTAACTTTATACAAGCCCCGACTCTCATTCTCATTTATAAATTTATTATAAGCACTGATAGCGTCAAACATATGACGGCAAGTAAAAAACTTTGCTGATAAATTCGCGGTGAATTTTCCATAATCTCGACCATAACAAAAATTACGATGTCCTTTTTCGTAGCCTAATTCTAACTTATAAATTTCGTCTCGGTGTTTTGTCCAAGTTATATTATTCATAAATTGGAAACTATCATACATATTATTAATAGTTTTTATTTGTTTGTTATTAATCATTTTTAAAATCTCCTATTGATTAATTAAAGTTATCCCATTTTATCGCATAGTTTTATATAAAAGAAAAGCCCCGCAAAAAATACGGGGCTTTGTAAGGGTTTGAGGTTAAGCAGCTTTCAGGTTTTTATTTAAGCAGCTCTCAAGTTTTTTAGCATGTTTCTAATTGTTCAATGTCTGGACGGTGTCGCTCTTCCAAATACTTACAAACTTTAACCCATGTTTTCAGATTATCCCTGACGGGGTCAATATCACATACTACACCGTCAAAATCTTCATTATCGCAAGCTACTACAAAATTTGAATTTTCTTCAATAT